ACCGCTCGCGACTAACATCAAGGATGTGATAGGCCTTCTTAGTCGCCGCCTTCTCTGTTGCCGGGTCAACATCAAACTCAAGTTGCGAAGCGAACCTAGCGGCGCGTAGCATCCGCAAGGGGTCTTCCCGAAAACGATCAGCCGGGTTCCCCACGGCTTTTATTAGACGTGCTTCTATGTCCGCCTTGCCTCCAAAGGGGTCTATTGCTCGTCCCTTCTGCGATGCTATGGCATTGAACGTAAAATCACGTCGTCCTAGGTCCTGGGCAATGTTTGAAACGTACATTACTTTTGGCTTCCGGCTACCCGGGGTATAAGTCTCGCTCCTAAATGTTGTGATCTCAACGAATTGACCGGCTACGCTGAAACCTATTGTCCCGAACCGCTTGCCCTTCAGGTTGGCTCTTTTCCCAGACCGTTTAACGCGCTCCTCTACCTCGTCGGGTAATAGCGGGGTGGCAAAATCATAGTCCTTTGGAGTTCCTCCGAGAATACCGTCTCGAACGCTGCCCCCGATCAAATAGACAGGGCTGATTATCTTTGAAACTTCGGCTTCTATGTCCAATACACCCGTCCTTTGGCTATAGTATACACACATATACTGTCATTGTCAATACTTAGCTCCGAGTAAATACTAGGCTTAACACCTAGTAATCGGGGCTTTACATTGGCTTTCTTTAGTAAAGACGATCTCAAACAGCTCTACGAAGAATCAACGAGTGAAAAGACCGTTTGGCAGGAGAACTACCCCGAATATGAGCGTCTCATGGACAACGGGCTCATGGAGGCGCTCGACCCGAACCTTCCGGAGGTAAACGATGGCTCGCTGGCTGCAGCCCTATTCAAGCTACCTAAACGCATTGTATCCAAGAAATTATCAGGCACTGTCCGAGCCGTAGACCGGGACGAGGCGTGGCTATCGGAACTTGCCAACCTCCACTGGCATAACACGATCATCCCTAACGCTAAGTCACAGGCTCCATTCCACCGCAAATGGAAGGATGCTGTTCGCAAAGCTGCCGGCTATGGCGGCGTTCCTCTTATCTCTCTCCCGGCACGCAGGAACGGCAAATACATCACGGACTTCATTGTGGCTCAACCCCAGGATGTTGCGCTCGAAGCTGGCAAAGTCTCGGACGACGACTCGGATGTGATCTTCTGGGATGTGTACTTCACCAAGCTTCAGGTGGAGAACATGATCGAGCAAGCCAAGGAGGAATCCAAGGAGAAGGAGGGGTATAACAAATGGGATGTTGACGCCCTTCAGAAAATCCTCGACAGCAAAGCCACTGAAGAACGTACCGATCAGAACCGCAATAGCGACGACGGAAAGAATGTCCGCCCGAGTGGGTTTAAATTCTGTGTGGCCTTTCAACGCGGGGTAGAGGCTCCTTTCTACATGTATCACTCCGGTACAAATAAAACAGTTCGTGAGTGGAGCAACCCCGACCCTACCGGCGACATCCCGGTTCACTACCTCTACTGTTACCAGGACTTCAAGAACCCCTACGGCGTTGGGATCGTCAAGCTCGCAGGCGGTACCCAGAACGTCCTCGACTACATGCGCAAAGCCGATGTACTGGCAACCCAGATTGGTCTGCGCCCCCCGGTTGCAATTGAGGGTAATGAAGATGACGTAGACATAGACTCCATCGTCTACGCACAAGACGCCATCTGGTTTACGGGTGGTGCTAAGGTCGTGCGCCAAGAGCTATCCGACGGCATTTACCAGCAGCTCCCTGAGCGTATGAGCATGTATAAGACCTCGCTTAACCAGCTCATCCCTACCGGCGACACATCCATCCAAGCGGGTGCTGGAGACCCGAACTATTCCAAGACTCCGGCCGGCGTTAAGTTCCAAGCCGCCTCACTCTCAATTGACGACGAGGACTTTAAAGACAACTTGTACATCACCTACGCGGCCGTCGCTAAATCCATGATTAACATCGACTTCGCCAACCGGGAAGGCACCGACCCTATGAAGGTATCGGACGACGAGCGCGAGATTCTTCAGAAGGCCGGCTTAAAGTTCCCCGAAAACGAAGACGGCGAGATGAGCAACGAGACTGAAATTGTATGGGATACGGTACGGGCTGAATTTGAGTTTGAGGTAGACCCCGAAACCGATAAAGCCAAGGACGACGCCGACAAGCTCGAAGGCTTGAGCAAGGTTGCCGAGCTAACCGCCGCAGACTCCACCCTTACTCAAGACTTGGCGGCGGTTGGGAAGAAGTTTAACAAAGGCGAGCTCTACGCCGAGATCATCAAACTCACCTCTGATAACGACAAGATCATCACTGATGTTTCCCCCGATGAAGAGCAAGCCAACGTTGACCCTGCGACGGGCCAGCCAATCGCAGGCCAACCTATAGATCCGAACCAACCCGACCCCATGGTCCAGCAGCAATCACAGGATATGCACGAGCTGAACATGCAGGATAAGCAGCTCGGCATGGCCATGAAGATCGAGAAGCACCAACAGAGTATGCAGCCGAAACCTGCCGCTCAGGAGGCACAGCCTAGTACTAAATCGGAAACTGCCCCAGACGGTCCGTCCCCGGAGGAAATGCAAGCCAATATCCAGGCAGTCATGCAGCAATTCGGCGTAGATGAAGAGACTGCCACCACAGCCCTTGCTGCCGAACACGAAGGGCTCCCGGTCGAAGACATTATTGCTGAGCTTCAGAAGCGTGCGCAGGAGGTGCAGCAGTGAGCGAAAGAGACGACTCAGCCCTTATAACGGGCATGCATAGCGCCAGCTTTGCCAGCCGTAAAACCCAGGAGCTTAACAAGGCCCGCGAGGATCAGCGTCAGGAGAAGCGCGAGAAGCGACTGAAACTCACTCCCGCCGGAGATATCGTGGCTGCTCAGTTTAAAAAGGAAGTCGATCTCCTTATCTATAGCCCATACCCCGATGAGGACAAGATGAGTGACGAGCAATTTAGAACTGAGCGCAGGGCCCGACGGTTAGCTGTCGCGTCCCTACTGGCTATTCAGAACCGCATAAACATTCTCTTAAAAGCCCCCGGGGAGGAAGCATGACACCCGAAGAACGCAAGGAAGAAGTAAGAGCCGCTCAGCAAGGCAAGTCACGAGAGGAAATCATGGCCGAGATGGAGCGTAAGTCTGAGTCGGTGGTGGATCTCGATAACCTTGCGAGCGTTGAGCACAACTGGGTTAAGCGAGGCATCAAAGTCTCTTGCGAACACGCCGGTCATCCGCACCACAGCCATTTCCTAATTAGACCAAGGTAGTTACTGCCTGGGCCATCTGGCCTGGGCAGAAGCCCCCTTGCTTCAGGATCACCCACTTACGGGTAGAGCATCGCCCCCTTTAAGGGCAGCAATAACCCAAGGAGAAACCATGGCTGATAACACAGCATCTGAGACCGAAGTAAAAACTGAGGTCGAAACCGCCGAAGTAGAAGATGAATCATTTGACGCTGAAGCCGATCTAGAGGGCTCAGAGGAATCATTTGAGGACTTTGAGGACGAGGACGAATCGGAGGAATCCGAGGAAGACGAAGCCGACACCGAAAGCGAGTCTGAGGAAGACGAAACCGAGGATAAAACCGAGGACGAGTCAGCCAAAGAAGCCCCCCAGTCTGACGAGGAGAAGCTCAAGCAGCACAATCGCGAGATGGCTCAGAAGCGACTCCAGGAGAAGCAACAACGAGAGGCCGCGCTCCGTCAAAAGCAGCAGGAGTATGTAGCCGAAGCTGGTACGGAAAACCCCCACGAAATTGCCCTCAGACAGCTGCAAGTTGATGCGTACAACAACAAAGTTGACCTCCATACAAACAAGCTTTCCAACGGCTATGAACGGGCTATTAAGGATTTCGATATCCTCAGAGACCCCGACCCGGCCATTCAGCGAAGGCTTGACCGCGCTCTCGATGCATTTCAAGCGGAGAACGTGACGATGGACATCAACGGCAACCCCGTCGAAGTACGCGGAGATTTGTATACATATTTACAAACTGAAGCAGACTCTATCCGCGAGCTAGCTGGCCTTGGTGCTCGCAAGCAGACCAAGAGTAAGGGTAAGGAGCAATCCAAGACCCTTACCACGCCCGTTCGGGCACCGAAAGAACCTAAGAAAGATCCGATGATGGACGGGTTCGATGAGGAAGCCGCTCGTTAGAGTCCGAAAGGACACCTTAAATGGCTATTCACTTAGCTACTAAGTTCGAGACTAAAACCTCGCAACTGCTCAAGGCCAAGCGCAAGAGCAAAGAGTTCACAAACCAGGATTGGGACTGGGATGGCAATAACGCGATCATCGTTAGCACCCTGACCGACCCGACCATGGGTGACTACGACGTAAACGCTGTAACCAGCCGATACGGTAACTCCAGCGAAGTTGAGGACACCCAGCAAACCTGGACCCTCACCCGTGACCGCGCCTGGACCAAGTCCATGGACAAGAAGAACATTCAGGACGCGATGGCGATTCGTAAGCCTGGTGCTTACCTCGCTCAGGCGACTAAGAACGTTCTGGTGCCGGAAATTGACACCTACATCTTCCAGACCATTGCGACCACCGGTGCCGTTTACGACCGCGATGACATCGCCACTGACGCAGCCACCACTGCTTCCAACGCCTACTCTAACTTCTTGCTTCTGACGGCCAACATCACGAACAACGAAGCGCCTGAAGAGGGTCGCGTCGCTGCTATGACCGCCGCCTATTACAACTTCTTGAAGCAGTCCGGCTTCGTGCTCGATAGCCCTGCTGCCTACGCTGATCGGAAGAGCGGCGACCTGGGCACGGTTGACAACTGTAAAGTCGTCATCGTCCCGTCCAGCCGTATGCCTACGACTTCCGGCGCGATTGACCTCCTGATTTCTCACCCGTCGGCCACGGCTGCTCCTGAGAAACTGGTTGACTACACGCTGCACAACAACCCTGTTGGTATCTCGGGCAACCTGCTTGAATACCGCCACCGTTACGACGCTTTCGTTGACGTGAACCGCGTTAACTGCATCGCCATGCACGCTGTTTCTTAGTCCGTAACCACTTAATTGGAGAGAGAAATGTCACCAGACACTACACCCCGCGTCCATGGTGTTCCCCAGCCTAAGGGCCAGACCTGGCTCAATGAAGTTCGGGTGGATGCAGCGCGAGCTGCTATTCAGCACTTGGAGCAACAGAAAGAACGTGAAGACTTTAAACGCGCTAAAGCCGAAGGCATTACCCCGCAAGAAATCTTGCAGCGGGGCAAGGAATCCCTTGGCCTCGTCGATGCTGAGCCTGCGCCCGAGCCTAATGTGCCCGAGCCTAAGCAGAGCGCCGTCGGCCCAACAGCTAAGGACGAGAACAAGAAGGAGAGCAAATAATGGCAACCGTTAACTTAGACGGCTTCGGGCACCTCGAATGTGAGACTGTCGGGGCTACAAAAACCCTCGACCTCGGAGACTCTGGCGTTGTCCAGAACTGCCCCGTGACTACGACCATTACCCTGCCGGCGACGGTAGTTGGCACGGTCTACCTGATTCGTGTGGGCGCAACCGGCATCACCGTGACGATCAGCCCCAACGCATCCGACAAGATTGCTGGCGGTGGTTTTACTCCCGTTGACAACAAGGACATCGTGTTCACCAACCAGCCTGCGGGTTCGTTTGTCGTGCTACACGCTGACGGCGTGAACGGCTACATGGTCTCACGTCAGCTCGGTACTTTGACCTACGAAGGTTAAGTAACAATCTAGCGGAAACCGCCACGATTACGCAGGGCAGAGCCCGGAGCGTAACGGCACCTCACCGCTTCAATTAACAGCATCTTTAGCCCGAGTCCAAGAGACATTGCCTTGGCGGGCTGGAAGATTCTACTAATGGAGATAATCATGGGAACATTTACCCGTGGAGAATTAGAAGAGATTCAGGCGGGTGTACGGCCTGCCGGGGCATGGAAGACGGTGACCTTTGACGGGGGGATAACGAGCGGTAAACTTTCGACCAAAGCCGCTATGTCTACGACGCTTACCGGGTCAAACAACGACATGACCTTTACGGCGGATACGGCTGGGACAGCTGGCAACCTTGTCTCGGTCCAGTATCGTGACCCAGGCTATACGACCGCTCAGTCCATTGGCGTACACACGAATGGCAATGCGATCATCGTTGATCTTGCCGTAGCCAGCGTTACTGCAGCATCCAAGGTGCTCACGACCGACAACACCGAACTGACGGACGGCGATACTGTAACGATTGGTAGTATCGTTTACCGCTTTAAAGACACGATGACCCAGGCGTACGATGTGAAGCGCAACGGCACAACTGCCGACACCACAATGGGCAACCTAATCCAGGCCATCAACGGCACTGGGACCCCTGGGACTGAGTATTTTGCTGGCACTTTAGTCCACCCTACCGTTTCGGCTGGTGCTCTAGCAGCCCACGCCTTCAC